ACGTTATTCAAAAAAGCCATACTCTTGTTACTACGGTCATGAAAAGCATAGTTCATCATGTCACTGAAAGAGTCACAATGATTTAATTTATCAATCACATCAATAGCAGGTTTAAAAGTCGATAAAAAGACTGTGCCTGCAAAGGCGGCATTTCCACCAACCACATCCTCACAATTATGTTCTACAAATGTTTTCATATACTTTCTACAGGCATTATCATCATATGCCTTTGCCTTCAATATGTAGTTGTGAGAAGTAGTTCCAAACTTTGCTGTAGGATTTGTTTCTGCAATACCAATTGAAAACTCGGAGAGGTAATCATAAAGATTAACTGCATCAGTTTCTTTAGCAAAGTAAGAGGATGTGAACTTATGTTCTTGACTTTGAGACGTTCGATCTTGTGCATCAATAGTGTGATCAAGAGATTCAATACGAATCATTTCATCAAGACTATCTGTAGAGTGAATGGTAAGTTCCATCGCAATATAAACTTTACCATCACGACAGACAGCATACCGTTTAGTTACTCTGTGATTACCTTTAGTAACAACTACCACATAGTCCCAGTAGTCCTTGTTCCAAACTTTGCGTAGGAATCCAGATAAAATACCAGCAGCTTTATAAGAAAAACCTGCACGTTTCTTCAAATTTTTTCTCACATTACCATAGTGAAGTCTATCTGTGCGATTATATTTGGAATCACTATAACAACGATCAACTTCAACAAGAACAACAAAAGTTTCTCCTGGTTGAGGATTATTATTTTCCAAGTATTCATCGAGAGTCAGAAGTCCCTTTACTGAATTGTCAACACATCCAAGAACCGATAAAAAAGATTTGTATTCTTCAGTATTTTTTGTTTCGTATTGTTTAACGATATTAAGTAATGTCATGGTTTGTTCCTTGTGTATAAGTGTAGGAATTATGTGAGTGTTTGTTTTGTCTCACCTCCATATTATAGCACAAAAAAAGGGGGCGTCAAGCCCCCTGTCTTATTCTTCAGTCTTCTTTCGACCAATGTTATATTTGGACTCAAGTGTCCAATCTTCTTTATCTTTGAATGCCAGGACTTTAATTTGATTGAGAGGAGCAACATCTTCAATATTATTAGTTGCTTCTACTATAGCAACTAATCCCCAATCAGAAAGTAGTTGCGTAATTCTATTACGTCTCTGTAAATCATTAAGAGTAAAGTTTGTTCTCTTACCATCAAGAGCAAATAACTCTTTGAAGTGTACAATGTAATACCTACCTTGTTTGTGTAGGATATGACATGATTGATATAGTTTTCTTTCTTTTCTCGAAGCAACACCAATACGGGTAAGAGTCTCACGAACCTTCAGAAAATCATCAGGTTCAGACAAACTCACTTCTATCATATCAGAAGGTTGCCACTGTACTTCAATTTCAGTATCATTAGTCATTTTCGTCCGCCTTTATCTAATAGTTTTTTAATCGTATCAAGTTCAGAATTCGTAAGAATCCTTAAAGCGGCGACTGCTTTATTATGACTATATCCATAATATTGCTTAACCAATTCAAGATGCTCAAGAGTTTCTTTTCTCACCCACGGCGTAAACCGCTTACGAGGCTTCAAACTATTTAGGTAAAAGTCATACTGCATCTTTTTATCTAACGAAGGATACTTATTCATTTCGTTAGCGTAAAGAATAGTATCAGTAAAACCAGACAGACACTTGTTAATAATAAAAGGAGGATACTTTTTTACAGCATCCTCATTATCAATTAAAATATTCTTTTTTGATTGATTAATGCTGTAAAGATAATCCTTTAATTCCATATTACATTTTGGCAGTTACGCCCATCACTTTTGCATTTGGGTTACGAGCAAGAGCAACTTCTCTTGCTTCTGAATAATTACGAGCAATGACCTGCTCCTTGAACACGGTTCCTGCTACGTAGAGGGTGACTTCACATTTCATAGTTGGTAAGGACGAGTTCCTTGCGAGACGCTTGATCTGTATTATAGCACCCCACGCTCCTCATGGTGTATGTGTGTGCAAATTCAGCAGCTGTCCACCCCTTCTTAAAACGGTCTCGTATCAGTTGTGACGAATTGTACGACACAAGTTGAGGAGAGATAAAGCGATCACAATTATTAGCAAACTGATCATGGTCGAATCCTTTATGCATTGAACCTCGCTTCCCGTATAAGTTTGATTTAATTTCGTAGGGGGGATCGAGATAGACGAAGGTTGTCTTTCTGTCATCAAATAGTTCCTCATAGGATAGATTAGTAATCTTCCACTTCTTAATCATCAAGGAGTAGTCAGGAAGTTTTTCAATTCCTCGCATTGAGAAGTTACTCTCTGATGCTTGTTTGCTGAAGGACGAGGATTCAGTGAGACCAGAAAAAGAGCACTTGTTAACAATGTAAAAAGCAACAGCACGAGATAAGTTGGATTGATTACTTGGGGTTTCATTTAAATAATCTTTTGATTGTTGAAATAATACTCGGGCAGATACTGGTTCTGGATGCCTCAACTTAAGTTGCACAAGTTGATCACGTATCTCCACACCATTCTCCTGGAGTTCTCTCCAGAAGTTATAGAGTGGCTCGTATAGATCATTCACCCAGATGTTTAAGTGTGGGTAAAGTTTACCAATTTCAATAGCGACAGACCCACCACCAAGGAATGGTTCACGATATTCTTTTACCTGGGAAAGGTCTGGGAGGTACTGGAACAGTTTGCTTAACGCTCTGCTCTTTCCTCCGGGGTATCTCAACGGAGTCTTCAGTGACTTCAAAGTTTTTGTCATTATATTTAAGGTATTCACGAAAGATCATTTTCATTTCACGTTGCGTCATACCACAATGATGAGCAGCGTGAGGTAGATTCATTTTAGCATAAAAGAGAGCTTCATTTGCTTCCTTTACGTTTTCAGGAGTCGTCTTCTTCATGGACATTTTCAAAATCCTCTATTTGATTTGCAGATACTTCATGCTCTCCCGCAATAAGATACCAATGGTGTCCTGCACGTTCACCAAGATACATCATCTCATCTTTCGGAAAAGCATTTTCTCGCATTGCTGCTTGAATTTTTAAATGTATCAGTTCTTCGTGTGTAGGTACTTTCATCAGAGAATAATTTTCTTCTGGGGTGTAATTACTGTCGAGAACATCCCTTCATACTGTTCAGTAATATTAGGATTAGGTTCTGAAACATATACTACAAAAGATTTAGGAACAGTGAATGTCACATCTTCTTTTGCAAGTGGAGACCAAGGTGCAAACGCAAGTTGTCCCTGTCCTTGAGGTACAGCAACAATAGCATTTCCCATAGTAATACTATCATCAGTATCTTCAATCAGATCACAAATGATATCTTCGCCAGAATTTAGACGTACAAGTTTGGTGTTCATTTTAGGTTTCAGTGTTTGGTTTATTTGAATTCACAACTCATCATGACTTCGGTGAGACATGCTAACAGATTAATCTCTTGATCTGCGACGAAAGCAATTTGATATTGATATTTCGCAAGGATCAAAACTGCTTCTGGGATAGATGCTCCCTTAAGATTCTCATAAAGAGAATCATAAATTTTACGAATGATAATGGTAGGATCATTATCGATGTTTTCCACAACCCACTTACGGACTGTAGTAAACTCTTTGTTCTTCATCGATCGGATCAAATCGTTGACAGATACGTCAGCGATATCAACCAAGATAGAAGAATTGATTGTACCTGTAGCTGCGTGGCGTTGACATTCGTTAATCAAACGACGCCAGTCAGGATAATACCGTTGGATAAGTTTGACAAGAATCTTGTCTTCACATTCAACTTCATTGTCTTTCAGGATCTGTTTCAGACGGACAAAGAATGCTCCTTGCAAATCTAACTTCGCTTCGTTCTTTACCCGGAAGTCTATAACTGTGCATCGAGAATGCAACGGATCAATAATCTTATTAGGAAAATTGCAGGTAAAGATAAAACGGCAGTTGCTATGAAACTCTTCTACTGCTGCTCTCAAGGATAGTTGCACGTCAGCAGTCGTGTTGTCTGCCTCATCTATAATGACCACCTTGTGGGGTGCTCCAGAGGTCAATGAGACTGTTGTAGCAAACTGCCGTACCTTATTCCGAACAGTATCCAAGAAACGTCCTTCATCAGATCCATTGATCACAATGAAAGAAGCACCAATCTCCTCGCACATTGCTTTAGCAACAGTAGTCTTACCAACTCCTGCTGTTCCAGCAAGAAGTAAATTAGGAATCTCACCTTTCTCACGAAATGCTTGAAAACATTCTTTGATACTTTTGGGTAAAATACAATCATCAAGTGTATGAGGACGATACTCTTCTACCCAAAGAAACTTTTTATTCATCATCTAATAATAATTCAATTGGTTCAAAAATTTCTGTCAGTGGTCCTGTTTTTGATATACATCGGGGGTGATTTTTAATATTACCTCTAACATAATCACCCTCATCTTCCTTACCTTTAACAGTATATACTATAGCACAGTCATTGTCTGTACACCATTGTATGACCCACAATAGTGCAGCGCCATCCATCTGTCCAGTAGTAAAATCAGAAGTTATCATAACAGTGTTTTCACGACTTTTAAGAGTCATAATAAATCCTACTTTATCTGGTCTCATCCAATCAGGAAACGACCACTCTTTCAACCAAACACATCCATAAGAATCACACATATGTGGGCGAGAAAGATCATCGTAAATTCCACATCCAGATTCTGATACATGAGGGCACGGTTGACCCGGTATTACCTTATGCTCATTTACCCGGAGTGTAATAGTTCCCCTACAGCATAGGGTGCATTCTCCACACTCTTTGATATTCATTAACGAGGTTCAAGTGCTACGTAGTATTTAAGATCAATAGATTGATGTTGCCATTTAGTAATCAACTGATCTGATACTTGCACATTGTATTTTCCGGGATGAACACGAATGTTTTCTACTTTCATATACATTTCAAAATCTCCAATGCTTTCTCCATGTAATTCCTGACTATAAACATTACCAGTATCATTCTCACGGTCGCAAAGACTTAACGTGATTGTTCCATCAGCAGAAGCTGTGTACAAAAGATCAGGAAGACCATAAACTGCAGATGCTTTTTGTAAAGAGATTAGATCTTGGTAATCTAAATTAAAACTAAAGTCAGCATCAGGAAAAATAATATCTCTATCGGGAGAAGCATTTAAAGTAATTTCTGGGTCAGAAAAATAGTACTTTGCTGACCGTCCATTACCATTAATGGTTACGTAATTAGAGTTTCCAAATTCTAAAGTAGCATCATTACCAAAAAGAGAAAGACCTCCGAGAAATTGATTCAGATCATAGATACCAAATGTTTGTGGAAAAAGTTCTTCGCTTTTATATTCAGCAATAGAATTCTGACCTACGCTAATAGTTTTTAGTAGGGCACCCTCGCGAATTAGAATAGAACTATTAATAGTACAAAAGTTTTTTAGAATCTCAAACGTTTGTGATGAAAGGTTAACTGTACTCATTGAGGGTATGTTTCAGTAGGGGGTGCAGATTTGTCGGAGAAATGTAGGAGTAGCAATGCATAGTGAAGGATCTTAATGATGTCACGGCGAGCAGTGCCCTTGCGATCGTAGCGTGAAGCATACTTTAGGATGTTGCTACGGCAGAATGCTTCAGCATCTCCACATGCTTCAATCAGATCTAACGTTTGAATGCTGTCGTTACCAGCAGAATAGTGTTGTCCATAGGTTCCAGAAATGTAATCACTCAACTCTTTTAAGAGAGCATCTTCATTGTATTTTTTTGACATAGTAATCAATCAATATCGGTATAATAGCATCCATAAAGGATTTAGTCAAGGGTGTCTATCGTATCGGGTTCTGTAGTAGCGTTCTCGTCAATTTTATCATAGAGTTCAATAAAAGACTGTTTGGTTTCTTCATCAAAACGATTGACACAAACCTCAATAGACTTCATACGCTTGTTAAAGATAGCATAGGCACGAATGATGTGGACCAGACGACGTGTCGAAATCACTTCATCAATACCACCATCAGCAAAAGTTTTACGAATAACATCCGCCCATATAGAAAGTTTCTCACAAAACTCACGATCGGTCAACCCCAGATCAAGAGAAACACCTTCAAGGATGCGCTGCTCGGTTTTAGAAGTAGGATACTCTTGCTCAAAAGTTAAGGCAAAACGCTCAAGGAAGGCTTCGTTGAGAACGTTAGTTCCAATAAAGCGACCGTCATCGCTACCTTTACCTTTAGTATTTGCAGTTGCAATAACATTGAACCCTTTAGTAGGTTGCACATAATGACCAGTCTTTTTTAGAAACACCCCCTTACCCTCAAGAATGGATTGTAGGCAGAGGATTTTGTTGCTAGCCAAGTCAACCTCATCGAGGAGCAAGATTGCCCCACGTTCGAGTGCTTCCACGACAG